TTCAAGGAAAAATGGTATGATTACATTGATAATGAATTCAAGTATAGGGAAGAAGGTTTTTGGTTTTATAACAAAGGCAAGCCTACTTACATTACTGGTTCTAATTACATGTACTTGCAGTGGGCCAAGATTGATGTTGGGAAGCCAGACTTTCGAGAAGCCAATCGCCAATTTTTCATATTCTGGGCAGCCTGCGTTGCAGACTTTAGGTGTTACGGTATGTCCTATCTCAAGAATAGACGTTCAGGTTTTTCGTTTATGGCATCCGGAGTTACAGTTGACATGGCTACAATATCAACCGACTCACGTTTTGGGATTTTGTCCAAATCTGGCCCCGATGCTAAGAAAATGTTCACCGACAAAGTTGTTCCAATATCCGTTAATTATCCGTTTTTCTTCAAACCAATACAAGACGGTATGGACAGACCTAAAACCGAATTGGCTTATAGAGTACCCGCTAGTAAATTTACAAGAAGGAAACTTGATTCTAACGAAACTCTTAAAGAAATCACCGGTTTGGACACCACTATCGACTGGAAAAACACAGGTGATAACTCTTATGATGGAGAAAAACTCAAGCTTCTTGTTCATGATGAATCAGGAAAATGGGAAAGACCTAATAACATCCTCAACAATTGGAGGGTTACAAAAACAACTCTTAGATTAGGTAGTAAAATAATCGGTAAATGCATGATGGGTTCAACCTCAAATGCTTTAGATAAAGGTGGTGAAAATTTTAAAAGACTATACAATGACTCGGACGTTACCAAAAGAAACTCCAATGGACAGACTCGCTCAGGACTCTATTCTTTGTTCATTCCTATGGAATGGAACTACGAAGGATACATTGATTCTTATGGCCTACCTGTCTTCGATACACCGAAAGAGCCCATTGAAGATCCTCACGGA